ACCCACTGGGAGGACGCTAGGCGAGGCGTGGGAGGCCGAGCCGGGGCGACGCAAGCAGTTGCTAGCTGACGTAGGTCTGATGGTGACCTTGCATCCTCGACAGCGAGGGGAGCGGCTGGAGATCTCTTGGGAGGCCGGGGGCGACGATCGGGGCGACGATCACGAGCTCGCCGAGTGGCTCGGAGATCTCGAATAGGTAACGCGTAGGTGTAGGGGCGGTCACGGGCGATGCTCGGGCCGCCCTTTTGCGTTACAGCGCATGGGGGTGGCGCTGCCCTTTCTACACACAACTACCTGACACCTAATCAGCTACAACCCCTCTGACCTGGTCTTTTTCTCTCTCTGTGTATCTATGTAGTTTCTCTAGTAAAAATCACAATCCCTATAGAGTCTCTAAGGGATTCCGAAATCGCTAGTCGCTCCTACACATCTACACACCCGGACGGTAACCGACTCGCTAGTTATATGGTATAGGGGCGGGAATTCCGCACATGCAGGCACACAGACCCGGTGGTCCGAGGTCTCGCCCCTAGATCTCCCTGCGTTGCTCCCCGCCTCTCTCCCGGGTTGAGCACGCAGGGCACATCTTTCGGCTACGCGGGTGGGGACCTTTTGAGACATCGTATTGCGAAGATCGTTGGCGCTACTGGCATGGCCCTTGCGCTAGCTACTGGCCCGGCGTTTGCTGGTGATGGTGCTACGTCGTCTGTCGATGGGGCGTCCTCGGCCTGGTTCGTGGCGTATGGCGACATCGTCTACGTGAAGGACACCAAGAGCGATGGGCACAGTGCTCTAGCTCAGGTGCAGATTCCGAGCGCGGGTGTCTACGAGAACCTGTGGAACCCGGACGGCACCGGCACTACGCGGAACAAGCACTACTCGTCCGTAGCCGCTGAGGGTGTTGGCATCTGGTATCGCGCCTGTACGGGCGAGTACGGTACCGGCGAGATCATCCACTGTGATGACACCTGGTACTACGCGACGACCGACAACTAAGCAGTACCGCCCTTCGGGGCGCGTTTGGCATGTAGCTCAGCGGTAGAGCAAGGGGTCGCTCCCCGATAGTCGCAGGTTCGAATCCTGCCATGCCAACTAGGTGCAATGACGGAAGCCCTGACCGGTCACCCCGCCAAGCACCTTGGGTGAAACCGGCTCCCAACTGGCGCACTAGTCATGCGTGCAGCGGAGCCCCAAGTAGCCCTCAACCGCTGATGGTGGAACGGAAGACACGCTGCGCTTAGAACGCAGTGCCTTATGGCATGGGGGTTCGAATCCCTCTCAGCGGACCACATACGAATTTTCGGAGGTGAGCATGGCTCGCTCCGTATGCTCCACCCCAGGCTGCCCTACCCTGGTCTACCCCTCAGGCCGGTGTGCCGAGTGTGTGGCCAAGGGTAGGGCCATGCGGCGTACCTCACAGCGCAAGGGATACAACGCAGCATGGAGGCGTACACGTACTGCCTACCTCGCTGCACATCCACTGTGTGAGTGTGTTGAGTGTGAGGCTATAGCTTCACCCCTGCGTCCTGCTGCTGCTGAGGTTGACCACATAGACGGGCTCGGGCCTCATGGTCCTCGTGGTCATGACTGGTCCAACCTGCGTGCAATGACTAAGGCTTGTCACTCTAAGTCGACTGCAATTAATCAACCTGGTGGTTGGAACGATCGCGGATGAGTGACGGGGTGTGACGATGGGTGGGGGGTGACCCCCGATCCACTAGGGGACAGAGAGCGCGGGGGAGGGCTCCGGAAGGTTCGCCCAGTTCAGAGACTACGGAATGTGACAGGAGGTGAACCAACATGCCTAAGGGTGGAGCGCGTGCCCGGTCCGGACCTGCGCCGACGAGCACCGACCGTAGCCACAAGGCAAAGGCGCCTGACGCCACGGGTTGGGTCACCCTTCCTGCTGCTGGCCGTGATGGTCCCGCCCCGGAGTTCCCACTGTCTGACCCGCTGTCCCGTGAGCTTGAGCTGTGGGGGCAACTGTGGTCCAAGCCTCAGGCGACGATGTGGGAGCAGCTACACCAGACGTTCGAGGTTGCTGCTTACGTCCGGCTGCTGACCATGGCTGAGAGGCCGGATGCTCCGGTTGTCGCGTGGACGCAGGTCAAGCAGTTCGCCGAGTCCCTGGGTCTGAGTGTGAGTGGGATGCAGCGCAACAGGTGGACGGTCGCCAAGGTGGATTCCGCCGATGCCGCCCCGTCCCTCTCTGCTGTCTCCCCGGTTGCCTCGCTGAGTGCTCGACTGAAGGCGGTTTCTGATGGCTGAGGGTAAGCCGTTGGTTGTCGCTCTTGCTTGGATTGAGTCTCACGCTGTGATCCCTGATGGCTTTCGGCAGGGTGAGCCGTTCGAGTTTCTGCCGTGGCAACTTAAGGTCGCCGACAACTTCTATCGTGTTCGTGCTGATGCCACCCTGGGTCAGCGCTCGACTGCATTCGTTCACCGGCGTGCTCAGGTGATCATGTCTCAGAAGTCGGGCAAGGGTCCGTTCGCTGCGTCCATTGTGTTGTGCGAGGCGGCTGGACCGAGTGTGTTCGATGGCTTCGCCGAGGATGGCGACTACTACGCCTGCCGGGACCATGGTTGCCCCTGCGGGTGGAGCTACGCGTATTCCCCGGGCGAGGCTATGGGTGTTCCTCAGCCCACACCGCTGATTCAGCTATTGGCCACGTCGGAAGACCAGGTTGCGAACGTCTACCGCCCGCTAAAGGCCATGATCAAGCATGGCCCGTGTTCCGCTGTGATGAGTATCCGTGAGGGTTTCGTCAGGGTGGGCGAGGAGGGGCGTATCGACGTTGTCACGTCCTCGGCTCAGTCCCGACTAGGTAACCCCATCACGTTCGCTATTCAGGACGAGACAGGGACGTACACGGCCACGAACAAGATGATCAAGGTTGCTGAGACGATGCGCCGAGGTCTCGCCGGTATGTCGGGGCGAAGTATGGAGACAACGAACGCGTATGACCCCTCCGAGGAGTCGACCGCGAAGCGTACGCATGAGTCCAGCGCTGAGGATGTCTACCGATACTTCCCGCAGGCTCCGCCGAACCTGAGCTACCGCAACAAGGTGGAGCGGCGCCGGATTCACAAGGCTGTCTATGGTGACTGCCCGCACATCGACCTTGACGCGATCGAGGCTGAGGCATCCGAGCTCGCTGAGACGGATCCGGCACAGGCTGAACGGTTCTTCGGTAACCGGATCGTCGCCGGTGCAGGTGCATGGATCGAGCACAACTTGTGGGAGGCCCGCGCCAATGGGTCCCGCACGGTTGTGCCTAAGACGCCGATTGTACTCGGGTTCGATGGCTCGGACGTTGACGACTGGACATCCTTCCGCGCTGAGACGCTGGACGGTTTTCAGTTCACGCCGACGTTTGGCCCCGGGAAGCTACCGACCATTTGGAATCCCGCCGATTACTCGGGGCAGGTTCCCCGCTTGGAAGTGTCAGCGGCACTAGATGAACTGATGACCCGCTACACCGTGAAGCTGCTTTACGCTGACCCGCCCTATTGGGATTCCGAGGTTGACGAGTGGGCAGCGAAGTACGGCGACCGGGTTGTGATCAGTTGGTACACCCGCCGAGTGGTGCAGATGCATGCTGCGGCGGAGCGTCTCAAGACAGATATTGCCAAGTCGGACACGTCGTTTAGCCACGATGGGTGCCCGATTACGTCCGGCCACATGCGCAATGCACGGGCCGCTGCTCGACCCCAAGGCAGGTACGTACTAGCTAAGTCGGCGCAAGATCAAAAGATCGATGTTGCCGTGTCTTCCATCCTGGCTCACGAGGCTGCGATGGACGCTATTGCCGCTGGTATGGCTTCGCCTAAACGCAAGTCCTACTACTACGGAGCCTAGCCACGCAATGTGGGGGGCCCAATCCACCCCCCCCCGCAACGGAGGCACACCGCATGGCTACCGAGACTGAGGCGCTACGCCTAGTCGAGACGCTAGAGGCCGAGCTACTTCGGCGACGCACGGAGATTGATCGGAACGAGGCTTACTACCGTGGCACTCAGCCACTGAAGTACGCGTCAGATGAGTTCCGGAAGTATCACGGCGCACGCTATGCCGAGTTTTCAGACAACTGGGTGCAGGTGGTTGCAGACGCCCCGGTCGAGCGGCTCACGGTTACCGGCATTCTCCCGTCGGGCATGACTGAGGCTGATAAGGAGTCGTGGCGTGTCTGGCAGATGAATGCGCTAGACGCTGACTCGCAGCTTGGTTTCCTCGGTGCTGTGAATAGCGGCCGATCGTTTGTCCTCGTGTGGGGCTCGGATGATCCCGAGACTCCTGAGGTCACCTTTGAGGATGCCTCGCAGTGCATCGTGGTCTATTGGCCCGGCTCTCGGCGTAACCGGCGCGCTGCACTGAAGCGTTGGGAGGATGGCGAGTGTGACTACGCCACGCTGTACCTCGCTGATGAAGTCTGGAAGTTCGAGCGGCCCCGCCTAGGTGCGTCTCACAAGTCGGTCAACATGCGCGAGGTTGACGACGAGATGGAGGCATGGGCGGTACGCGATACGGGTGAGGAACCTAATCCGCAGTTCAACCCGCTTGGGGTTGTACCGATGGTGGAGCTACCCAACAAGCCCACGCTTTCTAGCGAGCCGATCTCGGATGTGTCCGGGGTCATCGCGCTACAGGATGCCGTGAACCTGCTGTGGGCTCAGCTATTCACTGCCGCTGACTACGCCTCGTTCCCCACTCGCATTGTCCTCGGTGCCGAACGGCCGGTTGTCCCCGTGCTCGACGAGTCTGGGCAGATCATCGGCGAGCGTCCCGTTGACATGGAAAAGTTCGCGGTTGACCGTGTGCAGTTCTTTAGCGGCGACGACGTGTCTACCTCCGAGTGGTCTGCCGCCAACCTGAACGCCTACAGCGACATTATCGAGACTGCCGTGGGCCACATTGCAGCGCAGACGCGTACGCCTCAGCACTACCTAGTTGGCAAGATGGCCAATCTTTCCGCTGATGCCCTGCTCGCTGCGGAGACGGGTCTAGTGAAGCGGGTCGAGGAAAAGCAGATTTGGTTTGGTCAGGCTCTCCGCGAGGTGTTCCGACTGATCGCGCTTGCGCAGGGGGACGACGCTAAGGCACTGGCTATCGCTGGTGGTCGTGTTCTCTGGGCTGAGGCCGAATCGCGTTCGCAGGCTCAGCTAACTGACTCGCTCGTCAAGCTCAAGTCTATGGGTTTCCCGTTCGAGTTTCTCGCGCTGCGCTACGGTCTCACGCCGACCGAGGTAGCCGACCTAATGGCCATGAAGGAACGCGAGTTGGCGTCCGACCCCATGGGCGCATTCACTCAGATCATGGGACAGCAGGGAGGTAACCCGGGTGGCGAACAGCCTGATAGCGCAGCGGCACCAAGCGGACCGGGCGCGAACGGCGGAGCTGACATCCCGGTCGGTGCTGCGTGAGTGGAACAAGGTTGACCCGAACGCTGTAGCTAACAGTTGGTCCAGTCTCCTCCCGCGCGTAACGGCGCTGGGGGTGGCTGGGCAAGCGCTCGTGGCCAGTCAGTCACACCCGTTTCTGCGCACGCTGCTTGGCCCTAGTGCCGTGTTCGGTCAGCCCGAGCTAGACCCTGAGCAGTTCGCGAGTTGTACGCCGGACGGCCGGGACCTTATGAGCCTGCTAGCACAGGCCATTCCCACGGTGCTGAGCTTCATGGCGCAGGGCAACAGTCCCAAGGATGCGATGCTCTACGGCGCTTCAGTGCTGGACATGGTGGTCCGTTCCGTGATCTCGGATACGGGCCGCTCGGCAGATCAGGCAGTGATGGTGGCGAACAGCAACGTCACGTCGTATGTGCGTGTAGTGGAGTCACCGGCATGCTCGCGCTGCATTCTGCTTGCCGGGCGTGAGTACGGAGTTAGCTCCGGGTTCCTCCGCCATCCTCGCTGTGATTGCACGATGGAGCCTGTCACTCATCACCACAAGCCCAAGCCTGTTGACTCGCAGGACGTGTTCGACAACATGTCTGCGGCTCAGCAGCGCAAGACATTCGGCGAGGCGGGCGCAAAGGCCATCCGTGATGGTGCTGACGTAGCCACTGTGGTGAATGCCCGTAAGGCCATGGACAAGGTGGAGATGTTTGGTCACAAGGTTCAGGTAACGCATGTCGGCACTGGTTCACGCCGTAGGAAGAACCCACCCCGGTTGACGCCGGAAGAGTGTTACAAGCAAGCGGATGGGGACCGCGAGCATGCTATCCGGCTGCTCGACAAAAACGGTTACATCCGCTGACCCCACCTACGAATTTTCGTACGCGCGCAACGCGCTTTCCCCAAGCCCCGCAATGGAGTTGAGTCATGCCTGAGAACGAGAATGTCACGGAAGAGACCACCGACGAGACTGTCTCGGACGGCACTGCTAGCGACGAGTCCACCGATTCGGCACCTGACACTGAGGGTGATCCGGCGGCACTGGGTGACGCTGGTAAGAAGGCGCTTGACTCCATGAAGTCCAAGTGGCGCGAGGAGAGGGACAAGCGGCGTGACCTAGAGTCCCGCCTAGTTGCGCTGGAGAGTGCCCCTAAGGGCGACACAGACCAGCCTGACGCCGATCAGATCAAGGCGCAGGCTACGCGCGAGGCAACTGAAAAGGCCAATGCGCGGATCGTTCGATCTGAGATCAAGGCTGCTGCCGCTGGCAAGTTCGCCGACATCACGGACGTCTTCGCCAACATCGACCCCGCCAAGTTCGAGGTTGACGACAACGGCGAGATTGATCCGGTGGAGATCTCGGACGCGATCGAGGAACTACTAACCAGGAAGCCTCACCTAGCCGCAACGGCACGGCCGCGCTTTCAGGGTACCGGAGACGGTGGTGCAGCGCGCAAGGTGTCTGGACCTTCTCAGCTTGCCGAGTCTGATCTAGACCGGATGAGCCCGGAAGCTATTTCCAAGGCTAAGCGCGAGGGGCGCCTAAACAAGCTCCTCGGCATCACCAAGTAAACCACCCCCTTAACGCACTAGGAGCGTTGCATGGCTGTTGACACGTTCATTCCCAAGGTTTGGGCCGCTGATCTATTCGTCGCACTACGCGGCTCGCAGGTCTATGCCCAGGGCGGTCTAATCAACCGTGACTACGAGGGCGATATCGCTCAGTCCGGTGACACCGTTCACATCGGTACGCTGGCCCGTCCGACCGTCTCGAACTACGTTAAGAACGTCACGGCGATTGACCCGCAGACGCTCTCGACCACGGACCAGACTTTCGTCATTGACCAGTCCAAGTATTTCGCGTTCGAGGTTGACGACGTGGACGCGCGTCAGGTCAAGGACTCTGGTCAGCTCCTGAACAAGGCGGCGGATGAGTCTGCGTTCGCGCTGGCTGATGGCGCCGACCTGTTCCTGTCCAACCTGATGTCGACCGGTGCGGGCAACGTCCTGACCGCTGGTACTGCGGCGACGTCTGACGCTGCATACAAGATCATCCTTGCGCTCAAGCTCAAGCTAGATAAGGCCAAGGTGCCGAGCGCTGGCCGTTGGGTCACCGTCTCGCCTGAGTTCTACGCGCTGATCCTCCAGGACAACCGCTTTATTGACGCTGCTGCGTACGGCTCTAACTCGGCCCTACTTAACGGCGAGGTTGGCCGGATCCTGGGCTTCCAGGTCCTCGTGACCATGAACAACCCGGCTGGTACTGCGGCGACGCTTCCGGCCGTGTCCAACTTCGTGATTGCTGGTCACGCGATGGCTACCACGTTCGCTGAGCAGATCTCCAAGGTGGAGGCTTACCGCCCGCAGAACTCGTTCAGCGACGCGATTAAGGGTCTCTACCTGTACGGCGCGAAGGTTGTCCGTCCGGAGGCTCTCGCTGTGATGGACGTTGACGTCACCACGGGTCTACCTTCCTGACCCACTGACTGATGGGGGACCACCTGCGAAATTTCGTAGGTGGTCCCCTGTCAATTCCCTTCTATCTAACTGGAGTTCCTATGGCTGATGTTGTAGTCGAGGTTGTTAACAACACGGGTGCCGTTGTCCGTCTGACGCTTGACGAGCATGGTGAGACTCTCGCGTATCTCCGCACGCAGGTTAAGCGCGAGGATCTTGAAAGTGTGCGCATTGTCCCTGCGGCCCGTAAGCCTTCCGCTTCCAAGTAAGGGGTTTTGCAATGGCGCTTGACCCGCTGGCGACCATCGCTGACCTTGAAGCCCGGGGTGTCACGGTCGACCCCTCAGAAACGGCCGTGGTCGGGACCTACCTAGACGTTGCGTCGTCGCTCATCCGGCAGGCTGCTGGTTCCACTATTAGCGCGGTCGAAAGCACGATCACGCTTGAGGGTAGGGGCGGGCGCCTACCGCTACCGGGACAGCCTGTTACGGCCGTCTCAGCCGTCTCCGTCAACGGGGTGGCAGTCACGGACTACAAGCTCTTGTCAGGCTGGCTAGCGGCCCCCTGTGGCTTTCACACGGCGGACCTAGTCACCATCACCTATACCCACGGACTTCCCAACGTACCGGCGGACATCATCGACCTAGCCTGTCGCCTCGCTGGCCAGGCTCTCGCCGCGTACCGGTCCGGGGATCCCACTCCGCGCGCTGTCACCTCCGAACGAATCGGTGACTACTCAGTCACCTATGCCGACACTGACACCGGGAACATGACGCTGTCTGACTCCCAAGTCTCGCGTCTCGCTGCTCGGTTCGGTTCCGGTGGGGGAGTGACGGTGCGGAGCATCTGACCTCAACTCTTAAGGAACATCATGGCCCTGCTTGTTGCTCAGCCCATCCCTGTCAGCGGTGTTGTGCCCACCTTCCCGTCTGCTACTGCGGGTGGTGACCAGGCTCCTATCGGCTCGCGCAACCTCCTGCTCGTCCGTAACGGTGGTGCGTCTCCGATTACTGCCACGGTGGTCACGCCCGGCACTGTCAAGGGTCTTCCGATTGGTGACGCTGCACTGACCGTTCCGGCGGGTGGATCTGCTCTACTTCCGCTGGACTCCATCTATCGCGACCCGGTTACTGGCCGCGCTGCCATCACCTACAGCGCCGTTACTTCGGTCACGGTGGGCGTTATTCAGGTGGGCTGACCATGGGCCTCGCTAAGCTCCTGAATTCCCGTGTGGATGTGTGGCGCATGGCGACGGTTCCGGATGGTGCGGGCGGTGAAACTACTTCGCTTACGCAGGTGGGTTCCGCCCGCGCCATGGTCAGTCAGCCGTCCGCGTCTGAGCGCATGTTCGCCGATCAGGGTCAGTCGCTCCACTCCCACACGGTCCACGCTCCGCCGGGTAGCGACATCCGCCGGGGTGATGAACTCCGCCGTGGCACTCAGCGATTCCGGGTGCTGTCGGTGTTCGAGCCGTCCCGGCCGATCTACGTGCGCGCCGATTGCGAGTTGACGCAGCATGGGTAGGCATCCTCGGCGGGCCGGTAGCAATTCCAGTGTCACGGTGTCTGTTGAGGGCAGCGAGAAACTGCTCAAGCAATTGGAGTTTGTGACCAGCCGCATGCATCAGGCGGTGCGTAAGGCGGTCGAGGAGTCCTCACAGGCTGTCGTCAAGGGCACTCAGCGGCGAGTGCACGTCGACACCGGAAACCTAAAGTCCTCGGTCAGCTATGACATGAAGGATGGCGCCAAGATCAAGGCGGAGATTGGTTGGAAAGACCGGGATGACCAATACGCGCTGTGGCAAGAGTTCGGCACGCAGGCCATGCCCGCTCGTCCCGCGCTTGGCCCGGCATTCGCCGCTGAGAAAAAGCAGATCGCTCGCCGGATTGGTGACGCGATCAAGGGGGTTATTGGCTGATGCTGCCGTTGTTCGCAATTCAGGCCGCTGTGTACACCAAGCTGAGCGCCGACCCCCTGCTAGCGGGCAAGGTTTTTGACTACGTACCGGACGGCACTGCCTTCCCCTACGTACGGGTTGGCGAAGCCTATGACACGTCAGACAACGCTCTTGCGTCGCGTGGCTGGTCAACTCAAATCGCCGTGCACGTCTGGTCCCAAGCGCATGGTTTCTCCGAAAGTCTGGCACTGGCCAAGCGGGTTACCGAGCTCCTCGACCTAACCCCGCTGACTGTTGCCGGGTTCGTTCACATCGCAACGCGCTACGAGACAGCGCAAACCATGGTGGATCCGGAGCCCCCGGGTGACATCCGCCATGTCGTAATCAACTTCACCGTGATAACGGAGGAATAAAGCATGGCTGGTATCAACGCGTTCGGAACCAAGCTACAGCGAGGCGATGGCGCCGCAACTGAGGTGTTTGAAACTGTCGCTGATGTCACGGCGCTAACCCCGCCCGGCATCTCTCGCGAGACGCTCGACGTCACGTCGCATGACAGCACCGATGGGTGGATGGAGTTTGTTGGTGGTCTGAAGGATCCGGGCGAGATCTCGGCTGACGTCAACTACCAGCCGTCCGAGCATGACGCGATGGTTGGGGACTTCGAGGATGTCCTACCGCGCAACTACAAGATTGTGTTCCCGGACGGAACTACTTGGGCCTTTGGTGCCCTGCTGACTGGCTTCGAGCCGGACGCCCCTTACGACGACAAGCTAGCCGCCACTCTTACTTGGAAGGTCACGGGTAAGCCCGTGATCACCGCTGGAGCCTAATCATGTCCCTTCTTAATCGTGATCTCATCCTCGCTGCCGATGACACTGACTACGAGGATGTCCCCGTTCCTGAGTGGGGCGGTACGGTCCGTGTCGCCGGTATGTCTGGCGCCGACCGAAACAGCTATCAGGCTTCCATGGTGGTGCTTGGCCCGAACGGTTCTGTTCAGCGGCTCAACATGTCCGACCAGCTAGCCAAGCTGCTTTCTCGCTGCCTCATCGACGAGGCGGGCAACCGGCTGTTCAGCGATAAGGACCTAAAGGCTCTCTCCGCCAAGTCGGGTGCCGTGCTGGACCGACTCGGCGACGTGGCCATGCGCCTTTCGCGTCTCCGTAAGGAAGACCTGGAGGCCGAGACGGGAAAATCCGGGAAGACCCCGAACGACGATTCTACTTCCGTCTAGCGGGTCACCTCGGGTATACGGTCCCGGAACTCCTCTCGCGCGTTTCATCCGCTGAGATAACAGAGTGGATGGCGTACGAGAGGGTTACGGGGCCGCTTGGTCCTGAACGTATGGATTCTCTTGTTGCCATGCTGACGGCGACGGTTGCCAATACTGCTCGTGGCAAGGGTACTAAGGCAGCGCAGCCTACGGACTTCATTCCTAAGTGGGACCGTGGCGCTAAGCAGGATTGGCGGGAAATGCTTTCCGCTGTCAAGGCTTACAACCGTCAGATTGGAGGCACAGAGAATGACCCTAGATGATCTCATCGTCTCTATTGGGGTCGACACATCGGAGATGGAAAGCGGCACCGAGGATGGTGTAGCAGCCGCTAACAGTAAGCTCGGCGATCTCGGTAAGGGGGCCGCCGGGCTCGCTGCCGGTGCGGGTGTGGCAAAGCTGTTCACGGATGGCCTGAACGCCGGTATGGATCTGGCGTCCGTGAACACGACGCTACAGAACAGCTTTGGTCTGACCGAGCAGGAAGCTGCTGTTGCCGGTAAGGCTGCTGGTGATGTCTACTCGGGCGGTTTCGGCGAGTCCATCACTGAGGTGGGGGACGCTGTAGGCGCAGTTACTCAGGC